TTTTAAATCGCCTTTTTCATCTTCATACTTAGCAACTATTTTTCTAGGTCTAGTTAAGTTCAAAAATAAAAAAGGAAAGCTTAAACACCCTTCTTTCATAACAATTGTTTCTTCTTCTGCAGATATAATCATAGGATTAAAACAAGTTATTTTAACTCCTTTTTCTATTTCGGGATGCCCACCAAATACAAACATATTAAAAGGTAATCCTACTTGATTGGCTGATAACCCCAACCCTCCATATCTAAACATTGTTTCAAACATTACATCTGAAAGTTCTTGTCTATCTTTAAAGTTATGTTCTTTTAACATACTATCGTTAAAAGGTGCAATAGCACTTAATACTCTAGGATCACTTGGCGATATTAATTTAAGTGATTTTTTTTCTGTTTTCTTTTTTTCTATTTCTTCTTTTGTAGCTAAACGTGGATTAACAGGATTTCCATTTTCATCTACTTTATCCCACACTACTTCTTTTATTTCATTAGACATTTTGTAACCTCGTAAAGTTATGTTCTTTTTCAAACTTAATTATATTAGTAAACTTATCAAATAGTATATCACCTTTATGGGATATAATAAAGATATTTTCTTTAGTTAATGATCTAAGAATTTTAAAGAAATCATCTGTTCCTTGACCATCTAAACTACTATCAAAAATTTCATCTAATATTAATAAGTTTGTATGAGCACTATTTTTTATTTTAGCTATTGCTCTCCAAGTAAACACCAGTGCTAGATCTATTCTTAGTTTTTCGCCTTCGCTAAAATTATTATAATCAAAGTTATCTCTATGACGACTTTTTACTGTTTCATTAAATTCTTCATCTAAATGAAAAGATACAAAGAAATCCATTGATTGTAAATATTGATTTATTAAAGTATTCATTATTGGAATATACTTTTTAATTATCATTGCCTTAGCACCTTTATCATTTAATAATTCTCTTAAAACATCAATGTATTGTTTTTCTTCTGTAATTCTTATTAGTTCTTTTTTACTTAATTCTAGGTCAATTTTTAATTGATTTAATTGTTCTTGTATATTCTTACCATCTGTTTGTTTATTTTCTAAAGATAAAATCTCACTATGTATATTATCACTATATTTCTTTAATGCTTCTATTGAAGTATTTGCTTTTGCAACTTTAACTAATAATTCATTTACTTTTTGTGATGTTGCATTTAGATTATTAATAACAGTTTCAGTTTCTATTATTTCTGATAGTAGTTGTTTCAGTCCTTCATCTAGTTTTGATATCTTAGATGTCTCTGCTGTTATTTTGTCAGACTTAACAGACAAATTTATATTCTGTGTACATTCGGGACACGTGTCATTGTTTTGAAAAAACTCTAATGTTCTTTTATGTTTTAATAAATTTGTTTCTATTTTGGCTTCTAGCTTTGATAATTGATTTGCTTTTTTATTATAAGTATCTAATTCTTTTAAAGAAACGTTATATTGTTCTATTTCTTTATTATAGGTATTAACTTCTTCTATATATTTTTCTAGTGATTTTTTATTTTCTTCCAATACAACCTTTTTAACATCTTTGTCGTTTATGTTACGATTTTGTATCTCATTAAAATGTTTTTGTTCTAATTCATATTTTGATTCTACTATATCACATTTGTGTTTTAAATCTACAATACTATCTGTTAAGGCTGTTTGTTGATTTCTTAATAGAACGTCCATATTTCCAAAAACTCTTATATCTAATATTTCTTCTACAACCTCACGTCTATGTCTAGGTCTTAATCTCATAAATGGTTCGTATGATGATGACCCTAGTATAACTACTTGTACAAACGATCTATAGTTTAATCTTAAAATATTATTTTCTAAATATCTTTGATAATCTACACTAGATGCATCTTGATTTAATAACTGACCATCTAAGTATATTTCAAATAAAGTGGGTTTAATACCTCTTATAATTTTATATTCTTTTGTGCCTATACTAAACTCTAATATAACTTTTGTGTCAGCATCATTAATTGAGTTTACAATTTGTTCTTTTTTAATTAATCTGAATGGTCTATTAAATAACGCAAAACATATTGCATCTAATAAAGTAGATTTACCAGCGCCGTTTGTACCTATGATTAGTGTTGAAGGTGCTGTATTTAAAGCTATTTCTATTGGTGTATTACCAGTAGATAAAAAGTTTTTCCATTTAATTTTTTTAAATACTATCATTCGTTTGCCTCAACATAAAGTTCTTTTACATAATTTTTAAGTTTGTTTTTATCTAATGTAGTATCTATTTGATCAATATAATTATTTAAAAATGTAAGGGTATCTTCACCTTGTTCTAAAATATTATCTTTAACTGTAGCTGTTAAATCACTTGTAGTATCTTCTATAATATTTAATTCGTGTACATTAATTTGATTATGAAACTTATCTATAAGTTTATCAAACATATCCTGATTCTTTTTTTGTACAATAAAAAGTTTTACAAAACAATTTTCGTATTCAGTTATATCTTTATTTGTATAATCTTCTTTTGTATCATCATACATAAATTTTTTAAAAATTCTATTAGGGTTTGGTATTCTAATTAATTCTCTAGTCTGTGTATCAAACATATGAAAGCCTTTAGGACACTGAAAGTCTGACCAAGTAATTTCATATTGTGTTCCTAGGTAATAGATATGTTTGTCATCTGATTTTTTATGAAAATGTCCTGATATAACTTTTTCAAATCTTTTAAATTGATCTTTGTCTAATCCTTGTTCATTAAGATGACCTCTGTGCATTTCAAAACCTTTTATTTCTAAATGACCCATACATATTTGTGCTGTAGATTTGTCTATTGCGTGTGATGATTCTTCTGCTGTTGCGTCACATATCCAAGGTAAAAATAATATATCAAGTCCATCAAAGTTAACTGTTTTAGGACTAGTGTATATCCACGGTTCATTTATTCCGTCAAACGTTGTAACCAATTGTTGCATTGAATTTACTTCATTTGTATTTTTATAATATGTATCGTGGTTACCTATAATAATATGAGTATCTATTTTTAAGTCCCATAGTCTTTTCCAAAATTTTTTTTGAAAGTTATGTGCTACTTGAAAGTTAATAAATTTTCTTCTATCAACAACATCGCCTAAATGAATTACCGTTTTTATATTATTTTCTATTAAATAAGGAAAAAAAATATCATCAAAAAATTTGTTTTGATATTCAATAAAAGCAGGGGAGTCATTACGACAACCAAAATGGGTATCGTTTAATAAAGCAATTTTCATACTAATTAATAAAATATTCTAATTTACTTTTTTTCTTTTTTTTCTTTTGATTTTGTTTTTTCATCTCTCTATGATGAGCAAGACTTTCAATCTTGGGTACTTCTTCTATAGGTAAATTCTTTTTTAAAAATTCTGTAAATTGATTATGGAATTCTCTATCTTCGCCTGGTTGTAATGCCATATCATCAAAGTTTGAATCTAATAACATCTTATGCTTAATTGTTACTTGTTTTTTTTCTTTTTGTATTCTTCTAATAAATGCGTAATAGATAATCTGTGTGAAGTAAGCAAATGGATTATTTGATTTATCTGGATCAAAGTTGTCCAAATACTGTAAACAGTTTTCTATACCATCAGAAATCATATCATCTCTAAAAGTATAATTAATAAAGTTTGGTCTATATGATAAGTGATTTGCTATTTTTAAAAAACAAGTACCTATGTAATTAGTAACAGGAGGATTTACCTTCCCGTCTTTTTTAGCTTGTTTACACATTTTCTTGTACTCTATCATAGCGGCAAGAAAATCTTTATTACTTACGTAATGCTCTTTTGACTTTTTTGATGTTGTCATTATTTAAATATACTATAGTTTGTGTTATTTGTCAATCACTTATACAAAAAAATGCGTTTTAAAATTGGTTGACTTTTTCATTTAAAATGATATACTGAGCTTGTAGAGCGAAGAAATAGTATAGAGTTAGAGTTAATGGAGTGTTTTCTTTTTATCTCTAAAGCCATCCCACAATTCATTATACTTATCATTCTCCTCTTTCGTCAAAGGTTTCGGCTTTTCTTCTTCTTTTCTTTTTGGAGTTTCTATTAGATCATACTTAGATGATACATCATAATAACTTTTGGCTAGTTCGTCCGTGGCTTTAGTAATAGTTATAATTTTATCTTTTGGGAGAGTTACGATTAAATCATTTGTATATGCTGTCCATTTAATTAGCGCAATATAATCTCTTAGACCTTTAGCTGTTAACTGTGATACGTATTTAATTTGTAACGGCCTTTCTAATCTAAGTAATGGAGAATCCTGTGGCAATTGTTCCTTAGCCAGAGTGCAAACAATATCATCGCCGTTTATTAGTTTAATTATTTTTATCTCTTCCATTATTCAATTCTATGTTATGTATTTCGTAGGTAAAGTTTTCACTTGTGTATATATTTATTCTCTCTCGGAAATGAGCTAAAGTATAGTTTTCTTTTCCATTATAAGAAAGGTCATCAGCTATATCATATAGTGTTGCACTTGATTTATTATCCTTTAAACGTAAACATCTACCAATAGATTGTAAATTACGAATACGAGATTTTGACGGAGATGCAAAAACTATGTTATGCAAATTTCTTATATTAATACCAGTACTAAATGTTCCGTAACTAGCTATTATAATTGCGTTATCTGATTTCTCAGTTATAAATCTAATCTTTTCTCTTTCTTCAGCTTCTACCCCACCATAAACGAAAAATATTTTTTTATCTTTAGCTTTATCTTCTATAAGTTGTTTTAATATAACTCCGTGTTTCTCTACATACTGAAATAGTACTAAAGAATTACCTTGTAAGTTTAAACATAGATTACGAATATATTTGTTTCGTTTTTCATTTGATACTAAGAAATCCATTTCTTCTTGGTAACTTTTATCTTTTAAAAATTGTTTAGAGTGTGTATCGTGTTGAAGTATTAAACATATAATTTTAAGATCAGCTAATTGTTTCTTTTCTTGTAGTTCTGAAGTAGATGTAACTTTATTAACAGCGCCAAACAAACCTTCTAATACTAGTTTATTAGTTTTAGTTCCATCAAGTGTACCTGTTAAACCATAACGATACTTACAATCTTCTAGTTTAGTCATTATTTTACTTAAAGAAACTGCTTTAAATAGATGACACTCATCACCAATAACCATACCAAAAGATTTAAACCATTTTTTAGGTAAATTATAAACAGATTGCCACGTTGATATAATTACATTTTTATTTGTTTCTTTTTCGTGACCTTGATATATTCTATGTATATTTTTATTTGAATCCCAACCATAATCTTCAAAGTCTTTATATAACTGTTCTACCAAAGACGTAGTAGGAACAATAATTAATATTTTTTGATTTAATTTTTTTAAACGAATTAAATTGAATCTTACTAATAGATAAACTATTAATGATTTACCTGAGGCTGTAGGAGACAATAATAAACAACGATTTTTTCTAAGACTGTGAATAAATGCTTCTCTTTGATAATCACGCACTTCTAAAGGTATTTTTAAAGCATTTATAAATCCATCAACAGCTTTTGTATCTACCTCAGTATCTTTATTTTTAGTACCATCAACAACTTGTATTTTGTTTTCTTCACACCATTTTAAGATATAAGGATATAGACCAGCATATATTTGTCCAGTAGCATATGAAAATAATCTAATACGACCATCCCAAACTCTATTTCTAAAAGCAGGAACAAATTTATAACCTGGTACCTCAAATGTAAAATATTCTGATAACTCTCTACGTATAGAATCATCAGCTTCTATTTTAAGATATACTTCGTTTTTCTTATCTATGATAATGTATTTAATAAGTGTCATTATACAGCGCCACTTGTAAACCTTCTCCACTCTATGGCATTTTTAATTGTATATGTTCTATTGATTATTACTCTTAATGTACGATCTAAAAAATCAACAACAGTATGTAAATATACAACTTTTTGAGACAATAACTTTATTTCTTCGTCAGCATCCAAATACTTGTCTATATCAGTTTTTAATATCTTTAAATCAAATGGTTTAGCAACATATACACTAGGGTCTGACTTACCAGTGTAATACTCCCACTTATCACGTCTAAGCGTCTTTAAATCGTCCTCAGCACGTGTTAATAGAAGTTTAAACTTAGTATAATGTTTCATATACTTATTATGTAACTGTGGTGTTTTTAATGATTCTAAGTCCAATTCAACATCATTAATTTTAAGATCTTTATCTGCTTGTTCTTGTAGTTCTTCAAGTGTCATTAATATACTCCAAATGCCCATTTTTTTTCTTCACACCACCAACACTTTTTACAGGGCTTTTTATATTGATTGGTTTGTTCTTGGTTTTCGTTTATACAACTATATGTATAAGGTAGTAAAGATTTTAATAGATTGTTTTCTTTATAAATTAAAGCAATATCTTTTTTATTTAAATGATATAAAGGAATAAATTTTTTATCAATTTTAGTACCATTATTATCAATCATATATTTTTGATTGTCTCTTTTCTTGTCTCTATTTTTATCATCTTCAAATTTAACATTAGGATTTTTAGTTGCACCTAATACAATAAAATCAGTTTGTTTAAAACTATTAAAATCGTTAGATGACAATTCAAACTTATGTTTTAAATACTTTATTATTTTTTTACAAAATTTAAATTTAGTTAACTTAGTTATTTGTTTTAATATATCATCAGACTTCTTATTTAAAAAATGATTAGTGTGATTCTTAGGTAAAAAAATTAAAGGTGTTATTGTTTTCTTAATTTTATTATCTTTTAAATATTTTGCTATCAAATAAGTTAACAATGTACTATCACTTCCACCAGACATACTAACAATAATATTATTAGTAAAAGCAGGCAAATCTAATGTTATTTTTTTATGTATTTTTAACATAATATAATATTATTATAACACAAAAGTATAATAAAATCAACCTAAGTTACTGTTACTAATGTCTGAGAACCACCAGGATTAGCAAAGTTATAAACCTTATATTTAAATGTAACATCTACAGTTAAATAATTAATATCTGTTGCTTGTTGATTATAATTTAGATTACCAACGTTTATAGGAAATATATCTTCAAATCTTATTTCAAGTACAGGATTGTTTTTATTAGTTAATATCATAAGTGTAGCATCGGATACTGTACCACCTTGACTAGGCGATCCATATTTAACTTTACCAATCTCACTACTTACTAAACTTCTACTTGTAGGAAATCTATCAGCACCAGCTTCTGCTAAAGTTTTAAATTGTTCAGAATCACTAGGAAATCCTAGTCCAACTAACCAACCGTGGATTTCTCTATAGTTTTCTAAATTTTCATCTACTAAAAAAGTAACCTGTAAATCACCATATTTTAATTTTTCTCCTGGATATGGAATATCTTTTAATGGTGTTTGTTGTTCTACATAATTTAAACTTACTCCAGGAACGTTTATAGCAGTACAAAAATACTCTACTTTTGGTAACTTAATTATACTAAATTTAAACTGCGTAGGACTAGCATAATCTAGTTTAGTGGGTTGTCTGTTATAGGAGTTAGTAATTGTCATAGTAATATTTATATTAACTTATAATACGTCTTTTAGTACCTTTACGTTTAATATCTAATGTTAAACAATGTACACCACCTTCCCAATATAAACTATGACGTTGAGGAATACAATGGCTATTAATGTTTAGAGTTTTTAAGTATTTAAACAATTCAGGTATCTCTCTATTGAATAATATATTATTACTATCTAATATTAATACATTTAAATCAAAGCAAACTTCTTGTGAGAATCCTCTCCAATTATTTAAATATGATTCTAAATAAGACATTGAATATTTACCACCCGTTTCTTTATACTCTTTAACATATTTTTCAAAATTTAAAGGTGGAAGATACTTACCAACATCAATTAAATTTTTATTTCTTAAACATAAAGGAACCCAAT